TGACTGATGCTACAAGGCAAGCATTATATCGTGTTGCTAATAACCCAGACGACGATGGTGGTGATGACCATTACCCAGCATCAAAAACCAATGATCCAAAGAAACTTCGTAAGCAAAAAGCGATGGGTGAGCACGGATGAAGACCACTTTCCAAACTGGCACACAGGGGGTCCCACGACCCCCTTTTTTCTTGTATAATTACTTCAGTTAAACAAAACAAACTAACTACATTATGCCTCGCAAAATTTCCGTGACTGACGAACAACTGATTTCTGATCTCCGATCTTCCTTTGGTACTGAAATTTCCGCTGGTGACATTCGCGGATTCTGTGCCTCTCGCAGTCTCAATTATCAGACTGTTACTCGTCGCCTTGAATCCTTCAAGACAGATCGTGGTCGCTGGAACCTTGAAGTGACTCAAGAGCGTGTTGAAGAGATTGAACGCACTTTCCATTCTCCTGCGGCTCTTCCTGCGGTCGAACAAAACCTCATTCCTGAAAAAGATGATACCTTCGTCAAGTTTGGTAATTTTAACGATATCAAAAAAATTATTCAGTCCCGTTTTTTCTATCCTACGTTCATTACGGGTCTTTCGGGTAATGGTAAAACGTTCAGTGTGGAGCAAGCGTGTGCTCAACTGAAGCGTGAACTGATTCGTGTTAACGTTACAATTGAAACTGACGAGGATGACCTGATTGGTGGTTTCCGCCTGGTCAATGGTGAAACTGTTTGGCACAATGGACCCGTGATTGAGGCACTGCAGCGAGGAGCAATTCTGCTTCTGGATGAGATTGACCTTGCTTCTAACAAGATTCTGTGCCTTCAATCTGTTCTTGAAGGAAAAGGTATCTTCCTGAAGAAGATCGGACGTTTCGTGAAACCTGCTGCAGGATTCAACGTATTTGCCACCGCAAACACCAAAGGTAAGGGTTCTGATGACGGTAGGTTCATCGGCACTAACGTTCTCAACGAAGCGTTCCTTGAGCGTTTCCCTGTGACCTTTGAGCAATCATATCCTGCCGTTGCCACCGAACAGAAGATCCTTGAGGGTATTTCTCTGGATCTTGGTCTTGAGGATCGTGATTTCTGTAAGCGGTTGGTTGATTGGGCAGATATTATCCGTAAGACCTTCTATGATGGTGGTATTGAGGAAATCATCAGCACTCGCCGCCTGGTTCATATCATTCGTGCTTACAGCATCTTTGGCGATAAGGCAAAGGCGATTCAGGTGTGTGTCAACCGTTTTGATGATGAAACCAAGACTGCCTTCCTAGAACTGTACGATAAGGTTGATGTTGATTTCGTGATGCCTGTTCAAAGTGAACTCAAGGTTGACGAGCAACCTCAATTCTGATATAATTGGGGGAGGTTAATTATGACTTCCCCCTTATTTTATTTTTACTATGGCAGATAGCAAAGATCATTTTTGGAAATACAACGAAGATAAGACTCTGAAAGAAATTGAAGAGTATCTTGCCAGCACTTATCATTCTCATTATACTTCTGAGCAATCCAAAACTCAAACTCTTGATTTGATTGAAAGTATTGGTGATGCCGAAGCATTTACCCGTTCAAATGCAATCAAGTACCTTTCTCGCTTTGGTAAGAAGAATGGTAAATCTAAGATGGATATTTTGAAGGCAATTCATTACTGCATTCTTCTTTATAATTTTGCTGGTCTTCACGAAAACAAATCTGACCAATACCAATATTGATTATGAAAATCCAAGACAAAACTATGAAACTCTCTGACAATACCTGTGCTCTTCTCAAGAACTTTGCTGGTATTAATAATTCAATTCTTGTGAAAAAGGGTAATCGTCTTCGTACTATTTCTGTTGCCAAAAACATTCTGGCAGAGGCAGAGATCACCGAAGAATTCCCCCGCGATTTTGCCATTTATGATCTGAACCAGTTTCTAAATGGTATTAGTCTTCATCAGGATCCCGATCTTGATTTTACTGAAGAGTCTTACATCACTATTCGTGAGGGTAAGCGTAGGGTGAAGTATTTCTATGCCGATCCTAATGTGATTATTTCTCCTCCCGAAAAGGAGATCCAACTGCCTTCAAAGGACGTTTGTTTCCAAGTTGATAGTGTAACTTTGGAGAAACTGGTCAAGGCAGCAGGGGTTTATCAACTTCCCGATCTTTCTGCGGTCGGTGAGGCAGGAGTGATCCGTCTGGTGGTTCGGGATAAGAAAAACGATACTTCTAACGAATACTCCATCGTTGTTGGTGAAACGAACAAGGAATTTACCTTCAACTTCAAGGTTGAGAACATCAAGATCATTCCCGGATCTTATGATGTGGTTGTGTCAGAAAAACTACTGTCACAGTTCAAGAATACAAAGTATAACCTCTGCTATTATATTGCTCTGGAACCTGATAGTACTTTTGGTTGATGGAATTTCTTCTTTATTTGACTCCTATGGGTCGTGAGATTATTCAAAATGTTATTCGTGCAAAGTATTCAGTTAAAGAAAATGTTGGGTTTTGTAGGGACAAAAACTTTTTTGGATATGTTAATACTAACAAATTAGTTATTTGTACGAATAACATTAAACATAGTGGAAATGATGTCAAGTTTTATGTAAATGAGACTGTATATCACGAAGCAACTCATGTTGCTCATATGTGCAGAGGATATAAACCTTTTTATATTCCATTAAAAGATATGCCTCTTCCACAAAGTAAACTTCAAGATATTGAAAACTCTGTTAGAATGTCTACTTCATCCAGACAGATAGAACACGAAGCCTATTGGATGGAAGATAAACCAGAACAAGTTAAGTATGTAATTCAAAAGTATTGTTTCTGATGAACATCTTTGCAACTTCTCCTTGGCCTGCTGAGAGTGCTATCTGCCTCCCTGACAAACACGTTGTCAAGATGCCGCTAGAGTGCTGTCAAATGCTTTCTATTGTGGCATCTGAAAAATGGGGTCATAATTATGGTCCTTTGTATAAGACTGATAACACTCCCTACAAAACTGAAAAGGGTGCGTTTCGTAATCACCCCTGTACCAAATGGGCAATGGAAAGTATTCACAATGCCTATTGGTTGATCAAACATGGTATGAACTTGTGCGATGAGTATGCAGTTCGTTATGGTAAAATCCATTCGTGTTATAATACACTTCTACAAGCATATTATTTGTTTCCGAAAGGGAAGATTACAGAAATAACACCATTCGCCCGTGCTATGCCTGATGAATATAAATTTGACACAAGCGTTGACACTTTTACTGCTTACAAGATGTATATCGCATCCAAACCTTGGGTTGCATCTAATTATCTTCGTATACCGTCAAGAAAACCTGATTGGATTTAAGTGATGGATAATAGTCATCCTGTTTGTAATTTATGTGGAGGTAAAGGATGTGAAAAGTGTCATAGTGGTTGGGAGTGTACTGGAGAAACCTGTAACAAATGTGCTATGGGTTGGGAATTGGGATTGGATAAATCAACTATTTCTCAAAAAAGTTCTGGAATAACTCTTAGAACTGTGAATAATTTTAAAAAGTCCGTTTGCGAATTAAATTATGACAAGTGAATTCTTATTCTGCGAGAAGTACCGTCCTCAAGTGATTGAGGACTGTATTCTTCCCGATGATACTAAAAAAACCTTTAAGGAGTTTGTGGAGAAGGGTGAGATTCCAAATCTCCTTCTTTCTGGACCTCCTGGTATTGGTAAAACTACAATCGCAAAGGCGTTGTGTAATGAGTTGGGAGCAGACTTTTATGTAATCAACGGATCCGACGAAGGACGTTTCCTGGATACTGTTCGGAACCAAGCAAAGAACTTTGCTTCTACTGTTTCACTTACAGGATATTCTAAGCACAAAGTCATCATTGTGGACGAAGCAGACAATACAACTTCTGATGTTCAACTCCTACTACGGGCGAATATTGAGGCATTTTATAATAACTGCAGATTCATCTTCACCTGTAACTACAAGAACAAAATTATTGAACCACTTCATTCCCGTTGTGCCGTCATTGACTTCACGATCAAAGGAAAGCAGAAGCAACAACTTGCTGGAGCATTCTTCAAACGTCTCCAAACGATCTTGGATACGGAAAGGATTGAGTATGATCAAAAAGTTCTTGCCGAATTAGTATCCAAGCACTTTCCTGATTTTCGTAGGGTCCTTAACGAGTGTCAAAGGTACGCTACGGGTGGAAAAATTGACACTGGAATTCTTGCATCTTTCTCTGACATCTCTGTAAATGAACTCATCAAATATCTCAAAGAAAAGAACTTCCCAGAAGTACGTAAGTGGGTGGTCTCTAACTTGGACAACGATGCTACTAGTTTACTTCGCAGGATTTATGACTCCTGTTACGATTGCCTTCTACCCCAATCTATCCCTGCTGCCGTTCTTGTGATTGCTAAGTATCAGTATCAGAGTGCTTTTTGTGCAGACCAGGAGATTAACCTCCTAGCGGCATTAACTGAAATTATGTGTGAGTGTCAGTTCCAATGAATCTATATAAAATCTCATATAAGAATCTAAAAGAAGAATCTATTAAAACAACTCCAGAAAATGTAAAGGAGGCAAATGAAGCACTTTTTTATTCTAAAATGAATCTTCCACAGGCAGCAAAGCACTGTGGTATGACGCAGAAAGAAATGAAACTTACTTTTTTTGAATACCTTAAGTATAATAAACCTGATTATGAAATCTCTTAAAACCTGTCTTCGTTACCCCGGTGGTAAGAGTAGAGCGGTCACTAAAATGGACCCATACTTTCCAGACCTTCGCAATTATGATGAATTCCGTGAACCTTTCTTAGGAGGCGGAAGCGTTGCGATTTATATTACAAAGAAGTATCCTAGTATAGATATTTGGGTAAATGATCTTTATGAACCTCTGGTAAACTTCTGGCAGCAACTCCAGATGTTTGGAGATGATTTGAAGAATGAACTTAGTGGACTGAAGTTAGCACATTGTACACCAGAATTGGCAAGAGAACTTTTCTTAAAATCAAAGGAGCAAATCAATGATGAGTCTGAAACGAACCTTAATCGTGCTGTCGCTTTCTATATTGTTAACAAATGTTCTTTTAGTGGTCTTACCGAAAGTTCTTCTTTTTCTCCACAAGCATCAAATAGCAATTTCTCATTGAGAGGTATTGAAAAACTTCCTGAGTATTCAAAGTTAATTGCTAATTGGCGTATAACTAATTACTCCTATGATTATCTAATGGATGGAAACAAGAGTGCTTTTATGTATCTCGACCCTCCTTATGATATTAAGGATAATCTCTATGGGAATAAAGGATCAATGCACAAAGGATTTGATCACGATAAGTTTGCTGCTGATTGCAATTCCAATAATATGGATATGTTGGTAAGTTATAATACCGATCAACTTGTCAAAGATCGCTTCTTGGGCAGAAAATGGAATGCTGCTGAGTTTGATTTGACTTATACGATGCGTTCCGTGGGTGAATATATGCGTGAGCAAAAACAACGTAAAGAACTCTTGCTTTTTAATTATACCAAAGATCCTAAAATACAATTTAGTTTTGATGGATGTTATAATTATGATAGATTGAAGAAAGAGGGTTTGATTGATGACTGAACTTAAAGATTGGTTAAATTCAATCAATCAAACGAAGAAAAATCTAATTGATGAGGATCCATCTTTAGAGAAAGAATACAATTCATATATTATCAATCGGTGTCTTTCTGGGGAAATTGATTGTATTATGTTTGCTAATGAAATGAATATGTATTCATTCCTCCCGAAAAAGATGCAATATGACTTTTTTATAAATAGTCTGAGGAAAAAGAAGAGATATTCTCCCTGGCTCCGTAAAGATACAATCAAAGATCTTGATTATGTTAAACGTTACTATGGTTATAGTAATGAAAAGGCAAAACAGGCTTTGAGGATTCTTACAAAAGAACAACTTACTTTTATAAAATCGAAATTTGAAACTGGAGGAACAAAATGAGTGTCGTTCAAGAACCTGAAGTAAAGTGGACGCCCGATCAAATGGTGGAAGTGATTCTTAATGAACCTGATGACTTTTTAAAGGTTCGTGAGACTTTGACCCGTATCGGAGTTGCTTCAAGAAAGGAAAAGAAAATCTATCAGTCTTGTCATATTCTTCATAAACAAGGTCGTTATTTCCTTGTGCATTTTAAAGAACTTTTCGCACTGGATGGCAAACACGCCAATCTAACTGTAAATGATGTGCAGCGTCGTAATCGTATTGCACAACTTCTTGCTGATTGGGGTCTGATTACTATTGTGGATGTGAGTAAGATTCAAGATATTGCACCTTTGAACCAAATTAAAGTCCTTGCCTATAAGGACAAGGGAGATTGGATTTTGGAGACCAAATACAATATTGGTGCCAAAAAGAAGCGTACAGAAGAGGAAACCGAATAAAAAAGTAGGGAGTTCAACACTCCCTTTTTTGTGCTTTCTGTTATAATTATATGAGGATGCCGAAAGGGTCCACAAAATACAAACTCGCTTAAAAAAAGGAGATACAATAATGACTAACCTTGCAACATCACGGTTTACTGCGTCTGATCTTCCTGCCTTAATGGAAAGAATTACTCGCAATAGTATTGGAATGGATGAATATTTTGACCGTCTATTCAATCTTCACGAAACTACAAATAACTATCCACCATACAATCTAATTCAGGTAAATAATGTAGAATCTCATTTAGAGATTGCTCTTGCCGGATTTAAAAAGGAGGAAGTAAATGTCTTCACCGAGTATGGAAAACTTTTTGTCGAGGGGCAAAAATCAGATACAGAATCGGATAGGACGTTTATCCACAAGGGTCTGGCTAGCAGAAGTTTCAAGAGAGTGTGGACTTTATCAGACGACACAGAAGTCCGAGAAGTCACCTTTGAAGATGGACTACTTACCATTCGACTAGGTAAAATTGTTCCGGAACATCATTCTCGTAAAGACTACCTCTAAATATCTAAATAAAGAAAAAGTTAGTTGGGTGATGAAAACTTTTCAACAATTTATAGAAAAGGTTGGAGATTTTGGAAATCCCCCTCTACCAACCAAAGAAAATTGTTATGGAAGAACCGTAAAATATGCTATGGCACCAAAAAAGAAAGTTTGTGCTTTGAATACTGATAGTGGTTCCGGAGGGTCTTCTGGTGATTCTGGTGGAGACTAAATAGTACTGAATATCGTAGGCGAAGGGAGGCAACTGGCAAAATCTAGTTGCACCTCCCCTTTTTTTGTGCTATAATAAGTTGAGAGAAGAATTAAAAATGTCCGTAAAAATTGCTCTATTAAAATCTGGAGAATCAGTAATTGCCGATATTAAGGAATTGATTTCCGAAGATAAAATATGTGGATATTTATTTACGAATCCGCATAAAATGCAGGTCAGTAATTCAATCTTTTTGACAGAAGAACAATTAGAACCTGGAGATGGTACAGTAAGTGTAACATTTTCTTCTTGGATTCTTTTTTCAAGTGATAATGAGATTCCAGTTCGTCCAGATTGGGTTGTAACTATTGTTGAACCAGTCAAGTCTATTAAAGAAATGTATGAGGAGAAGGTAAATGGAACGGAACGTGAAGTGTCTTCTATTGAAGGTTGACACTATATTGATTACTGAAATTATTGAAGTTGGTTCTGAACTTGGCGAACCTGATTGTAAACTAATTAATCCATATGAATTTTTTACTGTGGATGATATGAAACCTTGGCCGGAGATTACTAATCAAACTGAGTTAATGATTCATTCTGATAGTATTCTTACAATAGTAGACCCAACTCCCGAAATTATTAAAAAGTATCTTGAATTAACTGCATAATGCAATTCTACACAAATGTGCAAATGGTGGGGGACCACTTCTTGGTTCGTGGTTATGAAAATGGTAGACATTTTATGACTCGTGAGAAGTTTTCTCCGACTCTTTTTGTGCCTTCTAAAAAACCAACCAAATATACAACACTTCAGGGAGAATATGTGGAACCTATTCAACCAGGTTCTGTGAGAGATTGTAGAGAGTTTATTAAAAAATATACTGATGTACAAAACTTCAAAATCTATGGGAATGACAAATACATCTATCAGTATATTTCCGACAAATATCCTGAAAATGAAATTAAGTTTGATATCGGAAAAATCAAACTAACAACGATTGATATTGAGGTCGCATCAGAAAATGGATTTCCTGATGTGGAAAATGCTGCCGAAGAGATATTACTCATCACTCTTCAAGATTATAATACAAAGCAAATTCGTACTTGGGGTCAAGGTAAGTTCAATAATAACCAATCAAATGTTTCTTACCGAGCATTTTCTGATGAATATAGTCTGTTAAATGACTTTATTCACTGGTGGATGATGGAGGATAATACTCCAGAGGTTGTGACTGGTTGGAATAGTGAACTGTACGATATTCCTTATCTTGTTCGCCGTCTTGATAGGATTTTAGGTGAAAAGTTAATGAAGCGTATGTCTCCTTGGGGTCTTGTCACCGAGGATGAAGTTTATATCTCCGGAAGAAAACATATCTCCTATGATATTGGTGGTATAAGTCAACTTGACTATATTAAACTCTATAAGAAGTTTACCTATAAGACACAGGAATCTTATCGTCTGGATTATATTGCCGAAGTAGAACTGGGGCAGAAGAAACTGGATCACTCTGAGTTTGATACATTCAAGGACTTCTATACTAAAGGCTGGCAGAAATTCGTAGAGTATAACATTATTGACGTAGAACTTGTTGACCGTTTGGAAGACAAGATGAAACTGATTGAACTTGCTCTTACGATGGCATATGACGGTAAAGTCAACTATGAGGATGTATTTTCGCAGGTAAGAATGTGGGATACGATTATCTACAATTACCTGAAGAAAAGAAATATTGCCATTCCTCCTAAAGAAAAGACTGATAAGGACTCCAAGTATGCCGGTGCATATGTAAAGGAACCAATTCCCGGAAAGTATGATTGGGTGGTTAATTTTGACTTAAACAGCCTTTATCCGCATTTGATTATGCAATTTAATGTAAGTCCCGAAACCCTTGTTGAAGAAAGGCATCCCAGTGTAACCGTGGATAAAATTTTGAATCAAGAACTTACCTTTGAAATGTATAAGGACTATGCAGTATGTCCTAATGGTGCGATGTACCGTAAGGATATTCGTGGTTTTCTTCCAGAACTTATGGAGAAAATGTATAATGACCGTGTTATTTTCAAAGAGAAAATGATTGCGGCAAAAAAACAATATGAGAAGAAAAAGACAAAGGAATTAGAAAAGGAAATTGCCAGATGTAATAATATTCAAATGGCAAAAAAGATTTCTCTTAACTCTGCCTATGGTGCTTGCGGTAATCAGTACTTCCGTTACTTCAAACTAGCAAATGCAGAAGCAATTACTCTTTCGGGTCAAGTTGCGATTCGTTGGATTGAGAGTAAGATGAATTCTTATCTGAATAAAGTTCTTAAGACAAAGGATGTTGATTATGTTATTGCTTCTGATACTGACTCCATTTATCTTCATATGGGTCCTTTGGTTGAAACTGTATACAAGGGAAGAGAGAAAACTACTGAAGGCATTGTCACGTTCCTTGATAAGGTCTGTAAGGTGGAACTTGAAAAATATATTGAAGGTTGCTACCAAGAACTGGCAGAGTATGTAAATGCCTATGACCAGAAGATGCAGATGAAGCGGGAAAATATTGCCGACCGTGGAATCTGGACTGCCAAAAAGCGTTATATTCTGAACGTCTGGGATAGTGAGGGTGTAAGATATACGGAACCTAAACTTAAGATGATGGGTATTGAGGCAGTTAAATCTTCAACTCCGGCACCTTGTCGTCAGATGATTAAGGATGCTCTGAAATTGATGATGAGTGGAACTGAAGATGAGGTAATTGATTTTATTGATAATTGTCGTCAAAAGTTTAAAAGTCTTCCCCCAGAAGAAATTGCTTTCCCAAGAACGGCATCCGATGTTCGTAAATATTATTCGCCATCAAATATTTACGCATCCAAAACTCCTATTCATATTCGTGGTGCCCTTCTGTTTAATCATTACATAAAGGAAAAAAAACTAACCAATAAATATTCACTTATTAATAACGGTGAGAAGGTTAAATATATTTTTCTTAAAAAACCAAATATTATTCAGGAGAATGTTATTTCCTTTATTTCAGATTTCCCAAAGGAACTTAACCTTGACAAATATATTGATTATGAACTACAATTTGAGAAAAGTTTTGTAGACCCCCTTCAATCTATTTTAGATTCAATTGGATGGGAAGTAGAAAAAACTGTAAACCTTGATTCATTTTTTACCTAATGGACTTGCCAATTAATGACAAAGAGTTGGATACTATTATTAGTGCAATGCGACTTGGTGGAGACTCTGCTCTTTATCAAAAACTTTGGACTTATAAAATGAATTATTTTGATAATAAAAAAGAGGATAAATAATAATATCTGTTGAACCCGCAAACTCTACAGATAAGATTAGGTGCTCTTCGGGCACCTTTTCTAATATAAACTATTATAAATAATAGTGCGGGTTTAATAGAGTAGAAATGAACTATCTAAAGATTTATTGTAGTCTCATCAGGAAAGCAGAGAATAGAACTCCGCCTGAAGGTTACACAGAAAAGCATCATACCTTTCCTAAAAGTATCTTTGGGGACAATAGTAGAATTGTAGTACTTACGGCAAGAGAGCATTATATCGCTCACGCATTATTAGAAAAGATTTGTATTAAAAGATACGGATTAAAAGATAGAAAAACAATAAAAATGATTCACTCGCATATTTTAATGAAATCAAAAGGTAAATATTATAATTCTTATCTTTATGAAAGTGCAAGATTTAGAATATCTGAATCAAAGAAAGGTAAAAAACCATATGTTATGACCGAGAAAACTAAAAATAAAATGAGTGAATATTCTAAAAATAGAAATGAAGAACATAAGAAAAAATTGAGCGAATCATTAAAAGGTAGAATACCTCCTAATTATGGAAAATCACATTCTGAAGAAACTAAAAGAAAAATAAGTCAAAAAAATACAGGTAGAAAAGCATCGGAAGAAACACGAAACAAATTAAGTGAATGTAAAAAAGGTGAAAAACATTTTTTGTATGGAAAGAAAAGAGATATTGAAGTTGTAAATAAAATAGTGGAGAAAAAAAGTAAAGATTTTTCTATTATAAATCCAAAAGGTGAAATAATCTGTGGGAAAAATATAGCAGAATTTTGTAGGGAAAATGATTTAGATAAGGCAACCATATGTAATATGCTTAATCATAAAAGAGGAATAAAATCTCATAAAGGATATCGCGCTGTCCCTCAAAATATTTGACGGCGCTTAATTTTTGTAGTATAATCTTTTTGTAGATAGGACGGTAAAGGCAATGAACGAAACAATAGTTAGTAACAATTATTACATCAATACGATTATGAAAAACAAAACTCTAAAAATTCTTATGAGAGAACTTGAAGATGTAGAACAAAAAGCATCTAAAATTCGTACTAACATTAATAATATTTTAAACTTGAAAAATGATTGAAAACAGAACACCAAAACAAATAGGAAATGATATTATCCTTTGTGATGATGGAACACTATGGAGATGGAACACTAATTTAGGGTTTTCCTCCTATATTTCTGGATGGGAAAAATTACCTCCAATTCCAACTGATGAGGACTATGAAGTTCTTCAACAAGAAAGAATGGAAGCAGATAGAAAGTGGATAGAAAAACAAACTGAAAGAGGAGTTGCAAAAGTTTATGACTGATTCTAAATCAAGTTTTTTACAACAAATTATAAAAGAAATTGGTGGAGAATACACACAACTTGCTTCAGAGATTAATGAAACTGAAACTTTTGTGGATACGGGTTCGTACATTTTTAATGCTCTTGTATCCGGCAGTATATTTGGTGGTGTATCTGGGAATAAGATTACTGCAATCGCAGGTGAGAGTTCTACGGGAAAGACTTTCTTCTCTCTTGCCGTCGTTAAAAATTTCCTTGATAATAATCCTACTGGATATTGTCTGTATTTTGATACTGAGGCAGCAATCACAAAATCCCTTCTGGAAAGTAGGGGAGTTGACACAACTCGTTTGGTGGTTGTCAATGTCGTAACCGTAGAAGAGTTTCGTGGAAAGGCACTCAAGGCAGTTGACCTTTATATGAAGAAACCAGAAGGTGAACGTAATCCTTGTATGTTCGTGCTAGATTCTCTAGGAATGCTCTCCACCAGCAAAGAGATTAATGATGCTCTGAATGATAAAGAAGTTCGGGATATGACTAAATCTCAACTGATTAAGGGTGCATTCCGTATGCTGACTCTTAAATTGGGACAGGCAAAAATTCCTATGTTAGTTACTAATCATACTTATGATGTTATTGGTGCATATGTTCCTACAAAGGAAATGGGTGGTGGTAGTGGTCTTAAGTATGCTGCTTCTACAATCATCTATCTCAGTAAAAAGAAAGAAAAAGAAGGGACAGAAGTCATCGGAAATATTATTAAGGCAAAGACTCATAAATCACGTTTAAGTAAGGAAAATCAAGAAGTTGAAGTTCGTCTTTATTATGACGAGCGTGGTCTTGATCGATATTATGGTCTCCTTGAACTCGGAGAATTGGGTGAAATGTGGAAGAATGTTGCGGGACGGTATGAAATTGATGGTAAGAAAATTTATGCCAAGGAAATTCTCAAGAACCCAGAGAAATACTTCACTGAAGAGGTAATGGAAAAACTTGATGTGATTGCTAAGGGTGAATTTTCTTATGGCGTATGAAAAACATACGCATTATAAAAACTGGTATTGATGTATCTAAAATACTAGAGCAACTTAAAGAACATCCAGAAGACTGGGGGTCTCAAAAAAATATTGAAGACTCCGAGCAACTGGACCCTACAGAGTATACCGTTACTGTAGATGTTCTACAACTCATAATGGGTGGAGTTGAAACCGAAGGTCAATATGTTGGGAATACTGAAATATGTATTAAAACCCCGGCATATGAAAAACACACTGAGATTCTTAATTACTTGGGAAAGTATTTTAAGAAACTCCGTCGTTGTGGATTCTTGGCACTTCCTGTAGGTGAAATTGTAGGTTCTCATATTGATGAAGGAACTTATTATCTTACAAAGGATAGATATCACCTTTCCATTCAGGGAAAATACGAGTATACTGTTGGGGATGAAACTATTATTATTGAACCAGGAACACTCTTTTGGTTCAATAATAAACTACCCCATAAGGCAGTGAATATTGGCGACAACATTAGAATTACTTTTGTATTCGATGTTCCGCATCATAAACGAAATCTTTAATTAAAATAATGGAACGACTTGAACTTACAATCCTTAGAAACTTAGTATTTAATGAAGACTATGCCAGAAAGGTTATTCCTTTTATTCAACCGGAGTACTATGAGCAAAGAGTAGAAAAGATAGTTTTTGAGGAAATTGTTGAGTTCATCGTTAAGTATGGTTCTTCAATTACTATTGAAGCACTCAATATTGAGATTGATAATCGTAGAGATTTGACAGAATCTGAAAATAAAGAAATTGTAGAACTACTTTCTAAACTTAATAACAGTCCTGTGGATAAGCAGTGGATACTGGATACTACCGAAAAGTGGTGCCGTGACCGTGCTATTTACTTGGCACTCATGGAGTCCATTCATATTGCCGATGGTAAGGATGATAAAAAAGGTAGAGATGCCATTCCCAGTATTCTTTCCGATGCCTTGGCAGTATCTTTTGATAATAATATAGGTCACGATTATCTTCAGAATTATGAGGAACGTTATGAATTTTATCACCGTAAAGAAGATAAAATCGAATTTGATTTGGAATATTTCAACAAAATCACAAAAGGTGGATTACCTAATAAGACTCTGAATATTTGTTTAGCTGGAACTGGAACTGGAAAAAGTTTGTTTATGTGTCACGTTGCCAGTTCTGCCTTACTACAGAATAGAAATGTTCTCTACATTACTCTTGAAATGGCAGAAGAAAGAATTGCCGAAAGAATTGATGCGAATCTTCTTAATGTTCCAATTCAACAACTGATTGATTTGCCACGATCAGCATTTGAGAATAAAGTAAATGGTATTGCTAAGAAGACTCGGGGTTCTTTGGTAATCAAAGAATATCCTACTGCTTCGGCACACTCCGGGCACTTCAAGGCACTTCTGAATGAACTTGCACTTAAGAAATCATTTAGACCTGATATTATCTTTATTGACTATCTGAATATCTGTTCCTCTTCAAGATTTAAGAGTGGTAGTAATATCAATTCTTATACTTTGGTTAAGTCTATTGCCGAAGAACTTCGTGGTTTGGCAGTAGAGTTTAATGTTCCTATTATGAGTGCGACACAGACGACTAGGAGCGGTTTTGGTTCTTCCGATGTAGAATTGACCGATACTTCTGAATCGTTCGGTCTTCCTGCTACTGCCGACCTTATGTTTGCTCTGATTAGTACAGAGGAATTAGAAGGTCTAGGGCAGATTATGGTGAAGCAACTTAAAAACAGATATAATGATCCAACAATCTTTAAGCGTTTTGTTGTTGGTATTGACCGTGCTAAAATGCGTCTTTATGATTGTGAACAGTCTGCCCAAAAAGACATACTTGACAGTGGGCAGGAAGAGGAGTATAATTATGAAGAAAATAAACCAAAAAAATCATTTGAGGGATTTAAGTTTTCATGACACAACGAGTTGACTTTGATAAATATCAAAACTTTGTAGATGCCGTAACTTCTGATGCATCTAAAGATTTTCTTGCTCTGTCTGACCGTATGGTTCAGTTGGATGAGAAAGGTGCTAATATTGAACGACTTTTGACTGCTGGTGTGGGCATTAATGCCGAAGGTGGGGAATTTCTGGAAATAGTAAAAAAACTTATCTTTCAGGGGAAAAGTTGGAATGATGAGACTCGTACTCACCTGATTAAAGAACTTGGAGATACTATGTGGTATGTGGCACAAGCGTGTATTGCTCTGGACGTTTCTTTTGATGAAGTGATTCAGACAAATATTGATAAACTGATGAAGCGTTATCCAGACGGATTCTTTGACGCATATTATAGTGAAAATCGTGAGGAGGGAGACATCTGATGACTACTTCAACTAAAACAAGAAACAGACCAACTGTTGAACAACTTCAAGAAAAATATCCTAATTTTTCTAATGAATTTAGTAAAAATTGGAGACCTATTTTAAAAAAAGCTCTATCTGAGCAAGAAAGAAGAAATCCAAATAGTAAATCTTTACGTGGTATTAAAGAGGTTGCTAAAACTCATTTTTCATTCTATCTCGAAAATGATGAATGGGACAAAGTAGTTGATATAATCTCACAAAAATTTAAAAATAGTAAAATGCATGAAACTTGGGATGAATGGAGGCAAAAACTTCCAAACATCTTTAAGGAGCAAAAAATTGGAAGACTTTACTTTAGTGAAACTGATGAGGGTCAAATAAAAGTGGGAACTATTGACGCATCAATTGTAGAAAGTGGATGTGCTGTTATTATTATTCAGCATAATAATTTTCGTGCTGAATATTCTAATGTTCCAGTTGATGTTGCTCTCACAATTAATTCAGAACTTTCAAAATCTCTTGCTTAAAACTGATGACTAAATCCGTATCTATTAAAATGGATGTTCGTACTGCCGCTGCAGTTCGTCAAATTCTTTTTGAAAACCAAAAAGGTTATACTTATGATGAGGTTTCTGTTCCTCCTCGTATTAGTGATATTCGTTCTGTAATTATGGACCTTGATGAAAAGATTGGTGCTATTGTAGAATGATTATATGACCGGTGCTTTGTAAGCATTTATTAGGAGAATGAATTTTATATTCTCCATAAGCCCAAGTGGTGAAATTGGTATACACGCATGACTTAGGATCATGTGCTTCGGCGTGGAGGTTCGAGTCCTCTCTTGGGCACTAAATAAAAATAAAATAAAAGAGCAATGACGGACTCTGAAATATTATTGGCAGTAAATTCGGTATTGTCTGGATATGAAACTAAGGTAATTAAAACTGGACCAAAAGTAGATAAGATTAGAATAATTTCTGTACAAAGAGCAGAAGATCAGAATAATATTTCAAAACAGTTAAAAGAAAGAAAAGTTAACTTTAAAAATGAAATTGATAAAAGTGAGTCGTCATTTCCAGTAACTAAAATTGTTTTACCTAAATCAAATTCTGTAATAAAATTAATATACAAAAAATCTGGAGGTGGTGGATCTGGTGCAGGAGCTGCTCTTACGAAATTGTCAGAATCTGCTCAGGCATTATATGCTGCGGTAGTATTTAATGTCTTGAGAAGAGAAATGACAATTCTTGATGTTACTAAAGATAATTTTATAAAGGCATCATCTACATCGTTTATTGATTCATCTGTTCAGAGTATAATTAATGATCTTCCTGATGACTGGATAAATTCATCTATTCTGGGGGCAAACGCTCTATATAGATATTTTAACGGTAAAGGAAAGTTCACTTTTCATAGGGGTTCTGGTGAAGTTTCTTTGATTGAATCTACTTTTAGTCGAATTAATAAAGATGAAAAGGCATTTGGTAATTTAAATAAATGGAGTCCGGCAGACATTTATATGATAAGTAATAACGTCAATCTGGGAAAATTAAGTCAGGAAAGATCTTTAAGAGGTTTAAATGCTCAGATGTATGAGTATATTAAAAATAATCAGGTTATTGGAGTATCTCTTAAAAAAATGTACGGTAGCGGAAAAATATCAAAGAAAAATTTTCCTTCAGATACTAAGGTAAATAGTGCAAAATTTTATGGGACAACTAGTAATGTAGATTCTATGGATGGGTATATTCGGTGGGGATCTCTCAATAATGAAAAGATACAGTTTAGAAGTTTTGGAGGTGAGACATCCTTGACAGGTTGGCAGGGAGAAATTAAAGGTGCATCTGCCAATCAAGGAAAAATTTCTCTTGGTCCAATTAATTTTATTTTAAGAAGACATGGTTTATCTCAAATTCCATCTTCTACAGAGTCTGCGTCACTTGCCACAAAAAATACTATAGAGCATTGTATGAATATATCCCAGTTAATGGCATCGGATGGAATAATTAAACAACAACAAATTGAAGATATTGCAAATCTTATACAAAAAAAATCAAATAAGTATAGATATTCAAAATATCTTGTTATGAAGTTGTTTCAAATAATTAATTCAATATCTGGGGAAATGCGAGATAGTGTAGTTCAAGATTTTTATTTGTATGCAAGTTCTCAAGCAATTTATTCTGCTCCATATTATAAACTTGAGTGAAATAGAACTAGTTTAATATGAAAGACCTCCAATTATTTCTGAATAATATCCTTGATATTTTTACCACAAAAAAATCAATACCAAATGATGTCTTTAATGATTTTATCAAGTATTTCTACTTTACACTTGATAAGGAAATCAAATCAAATAAATCAGATTTATTAAAGAATAAATATATTAAGATTAGAAAAAATGGTTTAAACTATATTATTGCTAATAAAGAAGCAATAATGGCGAATATTCGTAAGAAAAAATTAAGTAAGTAATGAAAAGTTTCTTTCAGTTCATATCAGAAGCAACTTCTGCAGCAGACCAAGCTCAGCGTCTTGGGTTGCAGGGTGACGGGCACGGTGGTTGGTATGATAGAAGAACTAATGAATTTGTTGCCAAGACTGAAGGTGGAAAGTTAAAGTTTTATAATAAGCGTCAGAGAGTAGGAAAGGACCCAAATCAAACTCCACACGAAAAGGATGTTCCTTCACCGAGTTATAATGACCCGAATGCTCAACAGCAACCTAAACCCCAAGCAGAACCCCAACCAGAACCTGCTCCAGAGCAGCAACCAGTAGCACAGGAACCCCAACAACCTGTGGCAACTCCACCACCTGTTCCTAAGACTAAAGGAACTCTTACTGTTGCTTTCGGTCGTTTTAATCCTCCTACAGTCGGACACCAGCAATTGATGGATGTTGCTGCCGCATCATCTCAGGCAGATGGTGGAGACTATTTAATCTATCCGTCCAGAAGTCAGGATAAGAAAAAGAATCCACTGGACCCCGATACAAAGATTTCATATATGAGACAGATGTTCCCTGCTCATAGTGAAAGAATTGTAAATGATGCCGCAAATAAGACTATCTTTGATGTTCTTAAAAAGGCACATAACGATGGATATACGAATGTTAGAATTGTAGGTGGTTCTGATAGAGTCAAGGAGTTTGAGAAACTATCCAATAATTACAACGGTCAGTTATATGCTTTTGATGCTATTGAAGTAGTTTCTGCCGGTGATAGAGACCCCGATGCAAAAGGTGTGGAAGGTATGTCTGCATCCAGAATGAGACTTGCCGCTGCCGAAGGAGATTTCCGTAAGTTTAGAGAGGGTCTTCCTCCCGATATGAAGCGTAAATCTGCACAAGAATTATTTGATTCTGTAAGAGCATCTATGGGTATTAATGAAAGTTGGAATCTCTGGGAAATTGCTCCTAAGTTTGATTATCAGACTCTTCGTGAGAATTATATTTCAGAAAAAATATTCCAAATCGGGCAGTTGGTGGAGAATCTAAATACCGGTCTTGTTGGAAGAATCTTACGTCGTGGAACTAATTATCTGATTTGTGTAACCGAATCGGGCATGATGTTTAAGTCCTGGATTAAGGATGTGATGGAAACAAAGAAATATACCGAAGTTCAAATGGATAAAAAAATGAGAGAACCCGGAAAACCAAATACTTTAGTTGGAACATCTGGATTCTATAAGTATGTTGCGGATATGACACCAGAGGCACCCGAAACAAATCTACAATACGGAGCAAAACCCTATCGTGGTTATAAAGCATCTAATATTAAGGACTTTATAAATAAGTATAGAAAATAGTAAAGTAGTAAAGTCTTAATATGAAAAATCATATTGCCGAAGAGTTACCAGCGAGAAAACACGCTCCTGCCGCTGCTGGTTCTGGTTCCGGTGCTACTCCCGCCGATGGAAACAAAAAGAAAGATAGTGAAAAGTCCCCAGAACAAAGAGCAAAGCAGGCAGTATATGATATTCGCTATAGAGCAAGAAGAGAAGATATTCCACTTCGCCAGGCATTCTCTCAATATATGCAAAATAGTAGTATGGGAGGTCAAGAAAAAACTATTGTTAAGGCAAAACTATTCGGTAAAGAGGGTGGTGGTATGAAGGCAGAAGATTTTAATCCAGCATTTAAGAGTGCAGCATCGGATTCTCTTGCAAAGGCACTTTTTAAGGTTTTTGTTGAAGGAAAGGAACAAGAACCAATTTCTTTAACTTATCTTGAAGAACTTGATAGTGCAGAGCACAGAAAATATAAGGTAAGAGTTACTGATAAGAATACCAAAAAGTCTTATGTGAGAATGGCAACCCGTGAGAAAATTAACCAACTTCGTGCGAATCCAAATATTGAATCCGTTGAGATGACTCAGTATGGTGAACCCTATGAGGGTGAGAGGAAAAAAGGTTCTCAGACGGCAAAAGTTGCGGCAGGTAAAGGATTAGACCCCGTAGGTCAAGAAGATGGTGATGTTGATAATGATGGAGATAAGGATAAGTCCGATAAGTATCTAATGAAGAGGCGTGGTGCGATTGGAAATGCTATCGCAACTCGTAAAGAAGAGTTCATTCACGAAGCAGAAACTGAAGATTCTAATACCACAAAAATTGATTATAAAAAGGGAAAAGTTAAGAATAAAGTAGTTGTTGCTCCTGAACAAGGTAAGGGACTAATGGCACATAATGAACTTGAGGGTGAACTGATTGCCGAAAATGGATACTCAAAGTTTCTTAAAAAGGTTCATTCTCTTCAAGAAAAATCAGTAAGTCAAAATCAACAGCAACTTGCCGGAATGGCACTTGCTTATTTGAGAGGTGAGATGCCTGATGCGAGTGAAGAAGTTAAAAAGATGGCAAAGATGGGTGAAAAGAAACTTCGTGATTTTGCCAAAACCAAGCACAAAGGTCTTCCAGAAACTGTAAAGGAATCTGGATACTTTCCTACACCCGAATCGCAAAGAAAAGATGAGGCAAAGTATAATCTGAGAGGTCAAACTGTAAAACCCAGAACTCCTCAAACTCAATTGGGTGCAAAAATGAAGCCACAAACTCCAGTTAAAGAAGAATCTGAATGTGGTATGGGCGACAAACCAAAACTCAAAAAGAGTGAATCTGATGTTAGAGAAATTCCAACTAAAGTAAATCTGGTTAAAAATAAGTTAAGAGCAATGGGTCTCAAGATGTCTTATGAACCCGATGGTGAAATGGTTGATGAAGCAATTGCTGGACTAAGACCGGCTTCCGAGAGAACAAAGAATACAATTACTCCAGCACAAAGAAAGAAGCAAGAGCAAGAGCGTAAAAGAAAAGAAGAACTGACACATAGAGCAAATTTAGAACTTGCTGGTATGAAGAATACTGCCAAACCAGGAGCAGTAACAAAAACTGAAACAAAACCATCTGCACCAGAATCAAATCGTAAGATTAAGACTGGTAAAAAAGTTGATACTCTTGCGGTAAAGGCAAACAAGATTATCTCTTCTTCTTATGAACCAGAAGGTGAAATGGTTGATGAGGGGCAAGGAGAATTCAGAAGTCTTGGTAGAGCAGACCAAAATAGAGGAAGAAATCGTTATATGGGGGGAGGAACCGCCGATGACATGGCAGACGACCAGAAAAGAGGAGATACGGCAGCTGCTCGTGCTGTAGCACAGTTAAGAAGAAGACGTGAAGCCGAACAGAGACGTAAACAAGAAAGATATTCTAAATAGTACAGGATACTCTTCATACGGAGGTTACTATGTCTGCAGGTCTTATTTGGGCTTGGATTGTTGCAAATGAAGCAGCAGTCGCTACTATTCTTTTAATTCTTTCTGAACTTCTTGGTGCAATTCCTAAAATTAAGGCAAACGGAATTGCTTCTTTTGTTATTCTTCAGATTCAAGCACATCTTAAGAAAAAGGGTGCAGTAGATACTACTCCCTGAACTAACAAAAAATTAATACATAGGAGACCAAACTTAAGGTCTCCTTTTTTTATAAATATCAATATAAAAGAATTAAGGGTAAGACACATGTCTCTTTGGGGTAATAAAGATTTAGTTTATTCTGACGGTACTGTTGCCGTCAATCTTGGCACCAAAACAGTAACCGGTACTGTTGGTGTTGTTACATTTACAACTTCAGGTATTTCAACTAGTGATGTGATTACGGTTGGTGCTGGAGCAACTTATGGTTATGCAGTAATAACCGGATTTACTTCCACAACTATTTCAATTGCTTCTACCGAAGGTTTTGTTTCAGGTCTTACAACTGTTCCTGCCGGAACTTCATACTTTGTTTCCGAAGAACCACTCTATGCCGTTGTAGATTCGGTTTATAGAGCACCACAGTCCAAGACTGTCGGATATTCAACAAGTCCAGTATTCACTACTGTTGTCGGTGTAAGTACAGCAGAAGTAAGTGTTGCAAATACTGCAACTGGAAATGCTCGTAAGTATGCTCCCACTCACGCCGGTTGGGTTGGTGTTACTACATATATTGATAGTCACGGAAACTTCAGAGTTAAAACCGAAACATTAGTTGCTGGTAGTAGTATTACTGGCGATGCTGATGACGATACTAGATATCCAGATAGCTGATAATAGCATATGAGATTTGATGAGTTGAATGAAAATAATTATATATTATTTGCCATTAAATATTATGAAAATCCTCAATCAGTAACGATGGAGGATTTTGAATCTGATTTGAAAAGAATACGTTATGTAAAAAGATTATTAAAAAGATATAAGAATACTGGCGAATTAAAGACGCATTTAATATTAAATCATCTTATTATCCTCTTTAATGTTTTTAATGATGCCGCAGTTCCTTTGTTATTCTATAATTTAGAAAAGGAACTGTGGCCGTCTATTAAAAGTTTTTTACTGTTTTTAAATCGTTTACCAGAATATCCCAAAACTCAGATACACGAAATTATTGAAGATTCTGAGTGTCTGTCCCAATTGCAGAAAATCTAATGGATATAAACAAGATTATTGATATTATTCATACTCTCAAAGAAGAAGGTGAGGGTGGCGGTGCTCCCACTAATAGTCTTGTTGGTGGAAAGATTGCGGGTACAGCAGAAGCGGGTGATAGTCCTCCAGTAGATTTGAGAAAAGGAAAAAGAAGGAATTGGAATCCATTCTTCAAAAATCTTGCCAGAATGCAAAGAAGAAAATCCAAATAAATAATAATATAATTACTACTTGATTTTTTTGTTTCGTAAATCCCATACCAACCAACAAAAAAATGTTTAACAAATCATCCAACGAAACAAAAATTGCGGTTCTCGAAGAACGTCTTACTTCCTATGAGGTTATGATGAAAAAGATAGATGAAGCAATTCAGATAATGGGTAAGACAAGTCAAAGCATTTCTAAAATGTTGGCAGTTCATGAAGAAAAATTGGAAAATAGTGGTAAAAATGATGACTTAATTATTGATAGAATTAAAACAATTGAAGTAAAAAATACAGAAGAGCACGGTAGAGTAATTGAAAGATTTGAATCGCTGGAAGAAAAAATAGATGAGCGTATAATTAATCTTGATAAAAAAGTTGATGATGTCGTTAAGTTTCGTTGGTTAGTTGTGGGTGCTTTAGTAATAATTTCTTTTGTATTTTCTCAGTCATCTATGGTGGTGGATGTCTTGACACCAGACTCAGAAAAGATTAGGATAGAAACAGCAAAGTAAAACCCTTATAATGGATTTAATTGATTCCAAGTATATTGGACTAGTTTCCTCACGCCTTCAAAAATTTAAAAGAGTCAAGGCAGATCTCTACAATTTTCGCTGCCCTCTTTGCGGAGATTCTCAAAAGAATAAAAATAAGACTAGAGGATATTTGTATCCCGTAAAGAACAATACTAATTTTAAGTGTCATAACTGTGGGGCAAGTATGTCCTTCAATAACTTTCTCAAAGAACTAGACTCCACTCTTCATAAGCAATATACGATGGAGAAGTTTAAGGAAGGATATACCGGTAAGAACTTTGTAGTTGAAGAACCAAAGTTTGAGTTCTCAAAACCAACATTTTCCAAGAAACTGGACCTTCCAAAAGCATCATCAAATCAACTTGCCAAGGAATATCTAGAAAAAAGAAAACTCAATCCAGAAAAGTTCTATTTTGCTAACAAGTTTAAGGAATGGGTGAATACTCAAAAACACACTTTCAATAAGATTGTGAGAGATGAGAGTCGCATTATTATACCAATGTATGATACACAAAATAATCTCATTGGATTTCAGGGAAGAGCACTCGGATCCTCTCCCAATAAATACATCACCGTGATGCTTTCTGATGAATCACCCAAACTTTATGGACTCGATCAAATCGATTTCACAAAACCAATTTACATCGTTGAGGGACCGTTTGACTCCACTTTCATACAAAACTCTGTTGCTATGTGTGGGTCCGATGTTGATATTAGGTCGTTTGGTTGGAGCGATTATATTTGGGTTTTTGATAATGAACCACGCAATCGAGAAATCGTCAACCGAATATCAAAAACCATCGACAGAGGTGATAAAGTAGTTATCTGGCCAACGAATATCCAGCACAAGGACATTAATGATTGTGTGATTGCTGGACTTAATGTTATGGATGTGTTAAAATCAAATACTCACTCAGGTTTAGAAGCAAAAGTAAAGTTTAACGAATGGAAGAAAGTATGAACAACGGAACAACGGTTACTAAAAGAAACGGATCGATTGAGGGTCTTGACTTAAACAAACTTCACCTGATGGTAGAAGAAGCGTGTAAGGATCTTGCAGGCGTCTCTGCGAGTCAAGTTGAGATGCAGTCGGGTATTCAGTTTTATGATGGTATTACTACGGCAGAGGTTCAGGAGATTCTAATTCGTTCTGCAAGCGATCTAATTGACCTCGACCACCCTAACTATCAGTTTGTTGCTGCTAGACTCCTTCTGTTCGCTCTCCGCAAGCAGTTGTTTGGTCGTATGCACGAGTGCCCAACTGTTAAGCAACAAGTAGAGCGTTGTGTTGGTAGGGGGGTCTATGACGCAGAGATTCTAAGTCTTTATAATGATGAAGAGTTTGATAAACTTGAATCCTTTATCGTTCACGAGAGAGATTATCTCTTTACCTATGCGGGTCTCCGTCAGGTGGTTGATAAGTATCTGGTTCAGGACAGAAGTTCCGGTACTCTTTATGAGACTCCACAGTTTATGTACCTTCTGATTGCTGCCACTATTTTCTCTAAATACCCAAAGGAAACACGCTTAGATTACGTTAAGAAGTATTATGACGCAATCAGCAAGCACAAAATCAACATCCCAACGCCGATTATGGCAGGAGTCAGAACTCCACTTCGTCAATTTGCATCTTGTGTTCTCGTTGATGTTGATGACACCCTCGATAGTATCTTTAGCAGCGATATGGCTATTGGTAAATATGTCGCACAAAGGGCTGGTATCGGCATCAACGCTGGTAGAATCCGTGGTATCAACTCTAAAATCAGAGATGGAGAGGTACAACACACAGGCGTTGTCCCCTTCCTTAAGAAGTTTGAGGCAACTGTCCGATGCTGCACTCAGAACGGCATCAGAGGTGGTTCTGCTACAGTTTTCTTTCCTATCTGGCACCAAGAAATAGAAGATATTCTAGTTCTTAAAAATAATAAAGGAACCGAAGATAATCGTGTTCGCAAATTAGATTATGGAATCCAAATCTCCAAACTGTTTTATGAAAGATTCATCAAGAATGAAGAGATTTCACTCTTCTCTCCGCACTCAGTTCCTGGGTTGTATGATGCTTTTGGCACTGATTCATTTGACGGGTTATATGTGGATGCAGAACGAAATGAGTCTATTCCAAGAAAAACGATTGGAGCACAAGAACTCTTTTTGGACCTTCTGAAGGAAAGAGCAGAAACTGGTCGTATTTACATTATGAATATTGACCACTGTAATTCTCATAGTTCTTATTTGGATAAGGTTAATATGAGTAACCTTTGTATGGAAATCACCGAACCTACGACTCCAATTCAACATATTGACGATGAGAATGGAGAAGTCGCAACTTGTATTCTATCTGCGATCAATGTTGGAAAACTAAAGCATTTTGATGATATGAAAGAACTTTGCGATCTTTCTGTTCGTGCTTTGGATGAGATTATTGACTATCAAAATTACCCCGTAAAGGCGGCAGAGAACTTCACCAATAGGCGTCGTTCGCTTGGGATAGGTTATATTGGTTTAGCACACTTTCTTGCTAAGAACGGTGTCAAATATGAGGATCCTGCATCCTGGAATCTGGTTCACGACTTAAGCGAGGCATTCCAGTATTATCTTATTCAGGCAACCGTAAATCTAGCAAAAGAAAAAGGTGCCTGTGAATATTCTCATCGCACTAAATATGGTCAGGGTATTCTTCCGATTGATACCTATAAAAAGGATGTTGATGAGATTGTATCTAATGAACTGAAATATGATTGGGAATCACTTCGGGAACTGGTCAAGCAATACGGTGTTAGGAACTCAACATTGTCCGCACAGATGCCATCGGAGAGCAGTTCCGTTGTGTCAAATGCAACGAACGGAATCGAACCACCTAGAGGATACTTGTCCGTTAAGAAATCGAAGAAAGGACCTCTTAAGCAGATTGTCCCCCAGTATCAAACTCTTAAGAACAATTATACACTTCTTTGGGATATGCCTAGCAATGCTGGTTATATCAATATTGTTGCTGTTATGCAAAAGTTCTTCGATCAGGCGATTTCTGGAAACTGGTCGTATAATCCAGAAAATTATGCCAATAATGAAGTTCCTGTGTCGGTAATGGCACAAGATATGCTTACTTGTTTTAAGTTAGGTCACAAGACGGCATATTACCAGAATACTTATGATATTAAGACCGATGAAGTTGTTGAGGAATCAAAAGAAAACCTTCAATCACTTCTTCAAGAACTTTCTGGTGCCGAAGAAGAAGATTGTGAAAGTTGCAAAATCTGACCTGATTAAATATAAAAGTGTGAGTTAATTTAGAGAAGAAAAAAAATTATGGATTTTAACTTTAAGACAAAACTAGAGGAGAAGAATGTGGTAGAATCAATGACTGTTTTCAACTCTCAGGAAGTGGATACTAAAAAGCAACCTATGTTTTTTGGTGCTCCTCTGGGTATTCAGCGTTATGATTCTTACAAGTACCCAATTTTTGATAAATTAACACAACAACAACTTGGATATTTTTGGAGACCCGAAGAAATATCTCTTCAGAAAGATCGTGGCGATTATCAAACACTTCGTCCGGAACAGAAGCATATTTTTACTTCTAATCTCAAATATCAAATTATGCTAGATTCCATTCAGGGTCGTGGTCCCGGTATGGCATTTGCCCCATACTGCTCTCTTCCTGAATTGGAAGCGTGTATGAAGGTATGGGAGTTTATGGAGATGATCCATTCCCGTTCATATACATATATTATAAAAAATGTTTATTCAGATCCTTCTGAAGTCTTTGATACAATTTTAAAAGACGAACGTATTATGGAACGTGCCGTCAGTGTAACTGAGGCATATAATGACTTCATTAATAGTGCTCAACATTATGGAACTTCTGAACTTTGGAAACACGCCCAAGAACAAGTTCCCCACGCACAGGAAGAAAGATATGAACTCAAACGCAAATTATTCAGAGCAGTTGCAAATGTTAATATACTTGAAGGTATTCGCTTTTATGTCAGTTTTGCTTGCAGTTTTGCATTTGGCGAACTCAAGCTTATGGAAGGAAGTGCAAAGATCATCTCACTAATTGCCCGAGATGAGAATCAACACTTAGTCATCACTCAGAACATTCTAAACAAGTGGAAAGAAGGTGATGATCCTGAGATGCAAAGAATTGTCAAAGAAGAGGAACAGTGGGTTTACAAGACCTTCGAGAAGGCAGTCAATCAAGAAAAACTTTGGGCAGAGTATCTGTTCAAGGATGGATCAATGATTGGTCTAAATGATAAACTTCTTCAGCAGTATGTTGAGTGGATTGCAAATCGTAGAATGAAGGCAATTGGACTGAAACCTCTTTATGACATTCCAGCAAAGAATAATCCTCTTCCCTGGACTTCTCATTGGATTAATTCTAAAGAAGTTCAAATCGCACCGCAAGAATCGGAACAATTGTCTTATGTTGTTGGAGGAATCAAGCAAGATGTTACCAAAGATACTTTCTCAGGATTCCAACTATGATGAATGGTGCGAACAGGAAATCCTGAACGCATATCAAGAGGCAGCAGAGTATGATGATTTCCTTTTTGGAGACCACGATTACTCTTATGTGTGGTTAAAAGATAAAACTGCTGAGGGTCCTTAAGACCCTCTTTTTTTATAAATAAAACTATAAAGAACTAAAAAAGAAAAAAATGTCAAGAATTACAGGTAGTGACGCTAAGGGTTTGATGGAAGCGTATGCTGCAGTTTATGCTCCTCAAGAACTTACTGAAGAACAAATCTGGGAAGAAGTTGAGAACTGGGTCAACTCACTTCTAGAAGAGGGTTATGACCTGAGTGAGTATACCTGGGAAGAGATGTATGAGTCTTATATTGAAGAGAATTCTCAAGAATTGGGTGCTTCTGCTAGACAAGCATTCGGAACGGCAAGAAGAGCAGTAGGGGATGTTATTGGTGCTGGAGCTCAGGGTATGATTGGGCAAAGAACAACCTCAACAAATCCACTTGCAAGACTTAATAATTTAGGAAATAGGGTTCTAAGTAAACCATTTAGAGAAGTTAATAAATTTAATATGGGATTTGCAACTGGTAAAGGTTCTACTCCACAAGAAAAACCTTCAGCATCACCGGAACAAAAACCAAGAGTTTCAAATATTCCTACAGGAACAAAAAATTCACCATATAACCAAAAGAATTTGGGTGGAGACCAGTTTAAAGCATATAAAGCTGGTGGTGGTGATGCAGAAATGTCTAAAGGAAGTGGAACTGCTGCTGAGATAATCGCAAAAGGAAGGAAAGCTTTAACCCCATCAGGTTCTGGTTCCGGTGGTTCTGGTTCCGGTGGTTCTGGTTCCGGTGGTTCTGGTTCCGGTGGTGGAAACCCTCCTGCTCCTGCTCCACAAAGACCCGCTGCTGCAGCACCTGCAAGACCTGCCGCAGCAAAACCAGCAAAACCAGCAGGGTCTGCAATGGACCAATGGGCAAAAGCAAATCCAAAACTTGCTGCAGCTTCTGCTGAAAAGGCAAGAATTCGTGGAACTCAACAAACTGATAATCCTTTAATGAAGGATATGAAGTCTAGACTTCCTATGAACTCTCCTTCAGTTCAATCTCCTGCAGTTTCAAAACTTGGAGCAGGTAATCAGTCCTTATCACAAAATCCAAATGCCTTTAAAGCAGCAACTCCATCTAAAGCAATTGCTGCTGCTCCTAGCACCTCTGCTGCCGCTTCTGGAAGCGTTGCACCTGCCACTGCTGCAATTGCCTCAAGCCCTAAACCAACCCCTGTAGCACCCAGACAGACCGCTAGAGAGAAGGTTCTAAACCAGTCCTATGAGTATGATGCTTTTGATCTAGTCCTTGAGTATCTCATCGACAACGAGCACGTAGAGACCGTAGATGAGGCACTTTATGTGATGATGAAAATGGATGCCGAAACTATTGGAACGATTGTAGAGGCAGCGGCAGACCAATCTGATAAGCAAATTGACAAAGGTGTAAAAACTACTTATAAAGCAGGAAATGTTCTTGACAATACCCATCAAGGAAGAAGTCCTGGATTGAATAAACTTCCAAGAGGCGAAAGAGAAGAAAAAGCACAAAGAATGAGAGGTCGCCTGAAAGCACGTAGAGATGATTTGTTTGGAGAACGCAATAAGCGTGAAGATGCTGCAAGAGAAGAAATGAAGAAAAAATACGGTCTATAATAAAACTTTAACATAACTTTAAGGGGGGGGTCTTGACAAGTCCCCTTTTTTATTGCTAGAATCGCTTTGCTAAGGATGAAGGATAAATAATAGCTCTTTAAGATTACTCTATGAGCTATGAGAACCCATGGAAGTTTAATGGGGAAATCTTTGAGTCTCAACATATAGAAGATTATTTTGGATTCGTATATCTCATATCCTGTAAGACCACCGGTAGAAAATATATTGGACGTAAGTATCTTTGGCAGTTCAGAACACCAAAAGGAAAAAAAAGAAAAGTAAAGTCTGAATCGGATTGGAAAAATTATTATGGTTCTTGTCCTGAACTTAAGGAAGATATTACGAAATATGGTAAGGAATGTTTTGAAAGAAAAATAATATCATTACATAAAACCAAAGGTAAATGTAATTTTGAAGAAA